ACGAAAAAAACAATAGAGTTGAAAGCTTTTCAGTTACTTTTTATGGTAAGGTAAAACAAATAAAGGATTTATTTAAAGAGGACAAATTATCTATTTTTAATTATAGCAGTTTAAATCACCCTTATACCTTTGATCAGGTTAGACAAAGAATTGATGGTACTATAGTAGATGATATTAGTTATCCTTTAGTTGGTAATCAAAATAAATATGAATATTTAACAGGTGGCACAAATGATGTTTCTGTAGGTGGAAGTATAGCTAAGTCAATAGATTATACTGATTTATTTCCTGCTATTCCTGTAAGTAAAATATTTGATTTTATGCAATCTCACTATGGAATTACTTTTACAAGTACATTGTTTGATACTTCTTACTGGAATAATTTATATTTATATTGCAAAGGTAAAGAACAACAAACAGTTTATACAGCACCTGTTAAAGTTGATTTTAATACGCTAGTTTCAGCTACTTTTCCATCTACTCCTTTTGATGGTTTTAGTTTAACAACTGATAATGTTACTGTAAAAAAATTATTATTAAACCCTTATTTTCCTACATATACAAATCAACAATATGTAACAAAATTTAACGAAGAATATAGGATAATAATAAGTGTAAGTAATAATACTATTCCTTATAGATTAAAAATCAAAAACACAAATGGAACATTAAGGCAAGTACTTAATAACCAATACGGAACTTGCGATTATTCTTTTTCTGCAAATTTTGCTTTAGATGAAAATCAAAGCTTTTATTATGAAATAGAAAGTGAATCACCTTTTACATTTAGTTGTCAACTTATAATTAACAGTTTAATTAATGGTCCACATTTAGGTCCATTTGGATGGACTACTACTGGTTTCTGGCAGTCAGTTCATTTTTATTCATCTCCTAGTCAATCCACAACAGAAACAATAAATATTGGTGATTATGTACCTGATATGAAAGTAGTAGATTTCTTTAATGGATTAATAAAACTATTTAATTTAACTATAACTGCTACAAGTGAAACTGAATTTAATTTAGAACCTTTAGAGTTTTATTATGCTTATGGCAAATATATAAATATTAATAGTTATGTAATTAACGATAGCGTAGATTTAGAAAGAACTAAGTTATTTAAAAAGTTAACTTTTACACACGAAAAATCAGAAAATGTATTAAACAACTTTTTTAGAAATACTTTTCAAAGATTGTACGATTATGGTGATTTAATTTATGAGGATGATTTAAGTAATGAAAGCACTACTTATGAAATAAAATCTCCTTTTGAAGATGTTATGTGGGAACGCTCAACAATAGGTAACTTTCAAACTACTTCTTTAATAGATAAAGATTTAAACCCATATAAACCAAAACCTATTTTAATGTATAAAAATAATATACAAAGTTTAGGTACTAGCATTAAGTTATATACAGGTTCATCATATTATAATTTAAGTAACTATCAAAGATTTTCAAACGAACTATTCATAAACAACGATATTGCAAGTTTAAACTTTGGCGAGGAAATATCAAGTTGGCAAACTGCAACTACTGCTTCTGATTCTTTATTTAAATTATGGTATCAAAATTATATCAGTGGTTTATACGATATTCGTTGTAGGGTAGTTAAGTTAAAAGCCATTATGCCTATTACAGAATTGTCTAATATTAAATTAAATGATAAAATAGTTTATAAGGATAAAAAATATATTATAAACCAATTTACAACTGATTTAACTACAGGTGAAGTTGATTTTGAATTAATATCTGATTTTAGAGAAGTATCTAATTCTGTTGGTGGTAAAATTGCTTTAAAACAAACATTTTATGTAGATAATACAGCACAAGATTTAGAAGTTACTATTTTAAAATTAAATAGTGAATATTACGATGTTAAATATAACCCTACTTCTTACGATAGTTCAGGTAATTATGCAGATGGAACTTTTATAGTACCTATTGATGATAATACTACAGGTGAGGTAGCGTATAAAGAAATAGAAATTACATACCATAACCCTGATTCAAAACAATATATAGATATTATACAAAATGCTTAAAAATATAATTCAATTACTGCAGTTGCAGGATCATTACGGAGTTAGTGAAAATATAGAAATTGCGAAAGGTAAGAATGAATTACCTAATACATTTAAACAAGGATATAGACAAATCAAAAGAAAATTAAAATGGCAATCGAAAAACAAATAAATCTAAATGTAAACAGTAATATTGAGGGTTCTATTTCTGAATTAAGGTCTTTAAAAAGAGAATTAAAGAACACAGCTGCAGGAAGTGAGGACTTTAAAAAGCTTTATAATCAAATAGATGACTTAGAAGATAAAATTAAATCTGCTAAGAATGTTTCATCTGACTGGGTTGATAGTTTAGAAAATGTAGGTGGACCTTTAGGTATGTTAGGTGCAGGAATTAATAAAGTTAAAGTTTCTACACAATCTTTTGGTGCTGCTTTAAAAGCTACAGGAATTGGTTTAATAGTTTCTGCTGTTGCAGGGTTAGCTGCTGCATTTTCACAAAACGAAAGTGCTATGAAGAAGTTAAAACCTTTAACAGAAGCTTTTGAAAAAATACTTGGTGGTATATTTAGAGCGTTAGAACCTTTAATAGATTCTTTTATGGATCTAGCAATGAAAGCTTTGCCTTATATTACACAAGGTATTGGTTTATTTTATTCTGGTCTTGTTGGTTTATTTACTTATGTAAAAGAAGCTGGTGGTGGTTATATTAAAATGATGAAAGGTATTGTTACCTTAGATTTTGATGCAGCTAAAGAGGGTTTTAATCAAATGAAAGATAGTTTTAATAAAGCTGTAAAAAGTGGAGAAGAAGCTTATAAAAGATTTGAATCAGGTAGTAAAGAACAAACTAAAGCTGAAAAAGAAGAATTAAGCAAGCGTAGAGAAGAACAACAAAAGCATCAAGAAGAACTTGCTAAGAAACAACAAGAAGCTGCACAAAAAGCAGCAGAAGAAAGAAAAAGAAAAGCAGATGAAGCTAGAAAGGCAGAAGAAGATAGAAAGAAAGCTGAACTAGATTTAGAGCAAAAGTATATAGATGAATTATTAAATCTTAATGCTAAAACAGAACAAGAAAAGTTAGATTTACAAGCTCAAAGAGATTTAGAAGAAATAAATAGAATAGCTAAAACTGAAAACGAGAAAGCTAATTTAATGGCTTTATATAATGAGAAGTATGCTACTTTAAATCAAGAGTTAAAAGATAAAACAGATGCTGAAGCTGCTGAAAAACAAAAGACAAAAGATGAAGCAGAAAAAGCTGCTAAAGATAAAAAAGCGCAAGAAGATATTGATAGAGAAAAAGGAGTAGCAGAAGCTAAGAAAAGTATTCAACAAAGTCAGATACAAGCTATTGAGGGTTTTGTAGGTTTAGTTAAATCTATGGGTGAAAATAGCAAAGGTTTACAAAAAGCTGCTTTAATTGCTGAAAGTGCTATTGGTATTTCTAAAATTATAATTAATACACAATCTGCAAACGCTGCTACTAGATTAAAATATGCTTTACTTCCAGGTGGTGCTGCTTTAGCTGCTACTGAAATAGTAATGAATAAAATTAATGCAGGTATTGGAATTGCTGCCAATCTTGCTGGTACTGCTAAAGGTTTAGCTGCTCTTGGTGGTGGAGGTGGTGGTGCTGGTGGTGCTGATGTAGGTGGTGGTGGAGGTGGTGCTGCACCTGCAGCCCCTAGTTTTAATGTAGTTGGTGCTGGTGGTACAAATCAATTAGCACAAGTTATGAATAATCAAGGAATGCCACCTGTACAAGCTTATGTAGTTGCAAGTAATGTAACATCTGCACAAAGTTTGAATAGAAACATAGTAAACAACGCTACTTTAGGATAAATAACAATTTAATATAATATTAATTTTTAAATAAAAACTAAATGAATTTAATCGAACTAATTATAGATGATAACGAAGAATTGCAAGGTGTAGAAGCTATTAGCGTAGTAGAATCACCTGCAATAGAGTCGGACTTTGTAGCTTTAAAAGCAGAAGAAGTTAAACTTGCAGAAGTATCTAAAGAAAAGCGTATATTAATGGGTGCTGTATTAATACCAGAAAAACCTATTTATAGAAAGAGTGGAGATACTGAATACTACATTTACTTTTCAAAAGATACAGTAGTAAAAGCTTCACAATTATTCTTAAAAAAAGGTAACCAATCTAATAGCACTTTAGAACACCAAAAAGCTATTGAGGGTTTAACAGTTGTTGAATCTTGGATAGTAGAAGATTTAACTAAAGACAAATCTGCTTTATATAATTTAAGTGTACCAGTTGGTACTTGGATGGCTTCTATAAAAGTTGATAATGATGAAATTTGGAATGACTTTGTTAAAACAGGTAAAGTTAAAGGGTTTTCACTTGAGGGTTACTTTGCTGACAAATTAGAATCTAAAAAAGAATTAAGTAAAGAACTAACAGAAGAAGAAACTTTAATAGAACAAATTAAACAAGTTTTAAGAAACATATAATGGCTACAACTACTAATACAGCATACAAAGTACATATACAAGAGGCAACTCAAAACGAAGTAGATAGTGTAAACATCGAACAAGGTGCTATGTTAGTTACTGATGAAGCTTTATTTATGGGTTTCAACAATGAACAAGTAAGAGTATACCCACCACAATCTGATAAAATGGGTTTAGGATGGGCTAGATACGATGATACACAATATACTACTGCTTCACCTTATTCGTTTAATACAACTGCTTTTGTTGTACCTAATAATAAAGGTAATGTATTAGATTCACATATTCACTCTGATACTGATTTTTATGCTAATAATAAACTAAAAGCTGAGTTTGAAAACGATGTTTATATAGTTACAATAGCATTTAAAGCTAAAATAAGTAATGCAAACGGATATATGGAAGTGTATTTAGAGGGTGGTAATGGTACACCTTACGATAGAGTAAGAGATATTATTACTTTTCCTAAAGGCAATAATGTAGAACACTCTTATGCTAGGACTTTTCAATACTATTCAGATGATGATGTAGTTACAAATGGAATAAGCGTTAAAATGTTAGCTAGTCATTCAGGTCAATTACACGATGTAATTTATTTTATACAAAGAACTCAAAACCATAAATATCAATAAAAATGAAAAAAACAAAAAGTAAAACAAGCCCAGAGGGTGGAAGAAAAGGTTGTCTATGTGATGACGGAACTTATAAATCAGAGTGCTGTAATGGTGATTTACAAAATCAAGGTGTAGGTTCATTAGTAAGTCAAGGTGTAAGTCAAGTAACAAACACTAATACAGCTAGAGTAATAAACAACTCAAGAGGTTAAAAATATAACAAATTAAAAATTGTTTATTTTAAAATAAAGTATTTAACTAAATTAAATATAAATATGTCAAATGTAATTAATCAAATCAAAACCATTTTGGGTATGGAAGTAAAACTTGCTCAAATGAAGTTAGATAACGGAACGGTTTTAGAAGCCGAAGCTTTCGAAGCTGGTATGCCTGTTTTTATCGTTAACGAAGAAGATCGTATCGCTTTACCAGTTGGTGAGTACAAACTAGAAGATGGTATGATGCTTATCGTTGTTGAAGAAGGTATTATCGCTGAAGTTAAAGAAGCAGAAATGCCTGAAGCTGAAGTTGAAGCACCTGAAGTAGAAGTAGAAGTTGAACAAGAAATGTCTGAAACTGCTACTCCTAAAAAAGTTATCGAATCTATCGTTAAAGAATCTCACTTTTCTAAAGAAGAAGTAGACGCTTTAAAAGCAGAAATTGAAGCTTTAAAAGAAGAAATTAAATCTTTAAAAGAAGAAAAAGAAGAAGAAGGAGTAGAATTATCTGCACAACCTTTAACTCACAACCCAGAAGCAACTTCTGAAGTTAAATTAAACTTATACTCACAATCAAGAACTAAAAATACTTTTGATACTGTGTTAAGTAAAATTTCAAAAATTAAATAATAACTAAAATTAAACACTAAAAAATGGCTACTACAACTAGTATTACAACTACTTACGCTGGTGAATTTGCAGGGAAATATATTTCTGCTGCTTTATTATCAGCTTCTACTATCGAAAATGGTGGTATTGAAGTAAAACCAAATGTAAAATACAAAGAAGTAATTAAAAAACTTGCTACTGATGCAATCGTTAAAAACGCAACCTGTGATTTTGATGCTACTTCTACTGTAACTTTAACTGAAAGAATTTTACAACCAGAAGAGTTTCAAGTAAACTTACAACTTTGTAAAAGTGACTTCAAATCTGACTGGGAAGCAGTACAAATGGGATATTCTGCATTTGACTCTTTACCTCCATCATTTGCTGATTATATTTTATCTCACATAGCTGCTAAAGTTGCTGAAAAAACAGAACAAAACATCTGGAGAGGAGTTAATTCTAACGCAGGAGAATTTGCAGGTTTCGCTACTTTGTTAGCTGCTGATGCTGCTTTACCATCTGCTCAAGAAGTTGCTGGAACTACAGTTACTGCTGCAAATGTTATCGCTGAATTAGGAAAAATCGTTGACGCTTTACCAGCTGCACTTTACGGAAAAGAAGATTTACATATCTATGTATCTCAAAATATTGCTAAAGCTTATGTAAGAGCATTAGGTGGTTTTGGTGCTTCAGGTTTAGGTGCTAATGGTACTAACACTATGGGTACTCAATGGTGGAATAACGGATCACTTACTTTTGATGGTGTTAAAATATTCGTTTGTAATGGTATGGCTGCTAACACTGCTATTGCTGCTGAAAAATCTAACTTATATTTCGGTACAGGTTTATTAAACGACTTGAATACTGTTAAGTTAATTGATATGGCTGATCTTGACGGATCTGAAAATGTAAGAGTAGTAGCTAGATTTACTGCTGGTGTACAATACGGAAATGTACAAGATATCGTAACTTACGGAATCACTAACTCTGCTAACTAATAATTAGTAAGATTAAACTTAAAAGGGTGGTGGAATAAACACCATCCTTTTTTTTATTAATAACTTTAAAAAAAACATATATATGGCTTGCGACTTAAGTTTAGGCAGAATTGAACCTTGTAAGGATTCAGTAGGTGGCTTGAAAGCTGTTTATTTCGTAAATTATGGTGATGCTACAGGGTACACTTACAACGGCACTAATACAGATGTTATTGACGATGTTGCTGGTACTCCTACAGCTTATAAATACGATTTAAAAGGTGCTTCTACATTTACACAAAATGTAAATAGTTCGAGAGAGAATGGAACTACATTCTTTGAACAAGTATTAGCTTTAACATTTAAAAAATTATCTATAGTAGACAATAAACAACTTAAATTGATGGCTTATGGTCGTCCACAAGTTATTGTTGAAGATAACAATGGTAATTTCTTTTATGCAGGATTAAAACACGGAATGGATGTAACTGGTGGTACTATTGTAACAGGTGGTGCTATGGGTGATCTTTCTGGATATACTTTAACTTTAACAGGTATGGAACCAGTACCAGCTAACTTTATCGGAGATACTTTGGTAGGTGCAGGATTTACTGTTGTTGTTGGATCTTAATATTTAATTATATTACTTTTAAAGGGTGGCTTTTTGCTACCCTTTTTTTGTTATAACAAATTTGTAGTTTTTTAATTTTTAAAATAAAACAATGATAATACTAAAAGAACAGGTAGGAGTACAAACATTACGATTTATTGTAAATGGTACTACTGCTACTTCTATAGTTTTAATTGATGAAGAAACAAATGTAGAAACAGAAGTTAATTGCACATTTACTGCTTCTAAATACTATATTCAAACTAGTGTAGCTTTAGATGTTTTAGAAAATAAATACTATACTATTAAAGTTAAAAATAATTCTAATGTAGTTTATACAGGTTTAGCTTTTTGCACTAACCAAACTATAGCAGATTATACTATAAACAAGGATGCTTATGTAGAGCATACTACAGATAACGAATTTATAATTTATGAATAACATACACATTTTAAATTTAAGTGCTTATACATCTCCTGTAATAGAAGAAAGCAAAAATAAAGATTTTGTACAATACGGAACTGACAATAATTACTTTCAGTATTTAATTGATAGATATCTTTATTCTAATACTAACCACGCTATTATTACTGGTGTTACCAATATGATATATGGTAAAGGTATTTCTGCAACTGATTCAAATAGAAAACCTGATCAGTACGCACAAATGATGTCTATTATAAAAGGAGATTGCTTAAAGAAAGTGGCTTTAGAAAGAAAGTTATTAGGTATGGCTTCTATGCAGGTTATTTACGGAAAAGGTAAAATAACTAGAGTAGATCACTTCCCTATGCAAACTTTAAGAGCTGAAAAGTGTAATGATAAAGGTGAAATTGAAGCGTGGTACTATCACCACGATTGGAGTAAATACAGAAATGGAGATGTTTTAAAGCGTATTCCTGCTTTTGGTTTTGGTAATGGTAACGAAGTAGAAATTTATGTTATTAAACCTTATGTATCAGGTTATCATTATTACACTCCAATAGATTATTCAGGTGCTTTACCTTATGCTAAACTAGAAGAAGAAATTGCAGATTATTTGATTAACGATGTAATGAATGGTTTTAGTGGTACTAAAGTAATTAACTTCAATAACAATATACCACCTGAAGAAAAAAGACAAGAAATTGCAAATGATGTTAAGCGTAAATTAACAGGTGCTAAAGGGGATAAAGTAATTGTATCTTTTAATGCTTCATTAGAGAATAAAACTACTGTTGATGATATACCTTTAAATGATGCACCTGCACACTACGAATATCTTTCTACTGAATGTTTTGAAAAGTTAATTGTAGGTCATAGAGTTACTTCACCTATGCTATTAGGAATTAGAGATACAGGTGGTGGTTTAGGCAATAATGCAGATGAAATTGAAACTGCAACTAGATTGTTTGATAATATTGTTATTAGACCATACCAAATAGAAATTATAGATGCTTTAGATGCTATTTTAGCTGTAAATGATATAGCATTAAACTTATATTTTAAAACAATACAACCATTAGATTTTATCGATGTTAATACTGCTAATGCTACAACTAACGAAGAAGAAACTGGTGTCAAAATGGCTGCAGTATGTTGTTCAAGTGATAAGGATACTTCTGTGGATATAGCAGATAGTTTAATTAGTAAAGGTGAAAGTTTAGGTGCTGAATGGATATTAATTGATGAAAGCGAAGTAGACCAAGATTTAGAAGATGAATTAGATGCTGAAATAGATTTCTTAAATCAAAAAAGTAAAAAAGATAAAAATCTACTTTCTAAAATGTTAGATTTAGCTTCTACTATTATTGCAAGACCAAACTCAAAATCTAGCCAAGATAAAAATATTGATGGAATTAAGTTTATTACACGCTACAAATATAGTGGTGATTTAGTAGGAGAAAGAGAATTTTGCAATAGAATGTTAAAAGCTGATAAACTTTACAGAAAAGAAGATATTAAACAAACTTCTTCTAACGAAGTAAATCCAGGTCAAGGTCATAATGGTAATAATTACGATTTATTCCTTTACAAGGGTGGAGTTAATTGTAAGCACAAATGGTTAAGACAAACTTATGTTTCTTTTGAGAATGTAAGTATAGATGTAACTAACCCTAATGCTACAACTATTTCTACTAATAAAGCTGAAAAATACGGATATAGAGTAAGAAACGATAAAGAGGTGGCAATGAAACCTATTGATATGCCAAATAACGGACATCACCCAGATTATAACAAATAGATATGGCTTACGCATTATTAATAAGTACAGAAGATGTAAAAAAGTTTACTATACTAAATGGTAATTTAGATGTAGATGATTTTATACAATATATAAAGATAGCACAGGATATTACTATACAAAATTATTTAGGAACTGATTTATACAATAAGTTTCAAACTTTAATTATTAGTGGTGATATTAACCAATCAGGTTTTTTAAAATATAAAACGCTTTTAAGCAACTATATTAAACCAATGTTAATACACTGGAGTATGGTTCACTATTTACCTTTTGCAGCTTATACAATAGCTAATAAAGGTGTTTACAAGCATAGTTCTGAAAACGCTACTAATGTAGAGAAAAACGAAATAGATTTCTTAGTAGAAAAAGAAAGAGATATAGCAGAACACTATACACAACGCTTTATAGATTATATGTGTTTTCAACAACAGGAGTTCCCAGAATATACTTCTAACTCAAATGATGATATGAACCCTGATACTAATAATTTTTACGGATCTTGGGTTTTGTAAATGGAGAAAAAAAGAAAAAAAGTAGGTAACTATAAACCTAAAGAAGAAAATAAGCAAAAGCTAGAATTGTTTTTAAAAAAAATAGAAAATGGCAAATAATATAGATTGGGGGCAAGGTGTAAACAACAACGATATAGGTTGGGGACAAGGAGCTATAAATAATGATATTGGTTGGGGTAGTGTTTACTCAGTTAGTTGGAGTGGAGAAACTGAAATACTAGGTAATGAATATGAGTCAGTAATTGATTTTATTGCTAGAGTAACTGCTGATAGTGGTAATTTTGAAGCGAAACAATGTTTAATTAATACAATAGAGAATATATGAGTTTATTTGATAGTGCTTCTTTGGTTGTAACTCCGAATGGTTATAAAGAAGATAAATTATATAGTGTAATTCCTACTGATGGAAGTGGAGATTTAAGCGTAACAAGAGCAACAACAGCCACTAGAGTTAATAGTGCAGGATTGATTGAGCCTGTAGCTTATAATTTATATACTGACTCTCAGGAATTTAGTACTTCAAGTTGGGATAAAGTATCTACTACTGTTACACCTAACACAACAATTTCTCCAAATGGTAGTACTACTGCTGATACTATTGTTATTTCAAGTGGTGGTTATTTATATAAACAAATTAGCTATACTTCCGTTGTAGGTGATAGCCTTACAATGTCAATTTATACTAAAAATTCAAATGCTAACTTTTTAATATTTGGTGGTGCAACTATATCAGGTACTGATGCAAGTCAAGTTTTAAATGTTGGAAATGGTTGGTATCGTCATATTATTACTAGAACTTTTACAACTTCTACTACCGGTGTTATTCAATTTTTATTGGGCTATACTTTTACGGGTACTTTTTACATTTGGGGTGCTCAATTAGTATCAGGTACATCAGCAAAAGATTACTTCCCTACTACTGATAGATTAAATGTACCAAGATTAGATTATACAGGTTCAACTTGTCCTAGTATTTTAATTGAACCACAAAGAACAAATTTATTAACTTATAGTGAGCAGTTTGATAATGCTGCTTGGTTTAAAGTAAATGCAAGTGTAATTTCAAACTCTATTACTTCACCTGATGGTAATAATACAGCTGATACATTAACGATATCAAGTGGAGGTTATTTATTAAGAGAAACTTTTCCTTTAAGTATAATAAGCGGTCAGTCTTATTCAATATCTATTTATACTAAAAATCAAATAAACGATTTTTTATTATTTGGTGGTGCTACTCCTGCAGGTACTGATGTTTATTCTATTATAAATTCAGGTAATGGTTGGTATCGACATATAAGAACAAGAACTTTTTCAACAACAAATGCTTCTGCAAATATTCAATTTATTATATACGACCAAATAGGTGTAAATTATATTTGGGGCGCACAATTAGAAGCAGGAAGTTATTCTACTTCTTATATACCTACTACTACAGCTGCAGTAACTCGTAATGCTGATGTTATTTCTAAAACAGGTATAAGTAGTTTAATAGGTACTGAATTTACTTTGTTTTTAGATGCTTACGAAACTACTGGCGGAAATAGTAGTAGATATTTAATTTTAAAAGGTACAGGCGGGACTTATGCAAATGCAGTATTTTTAGAAGCAAATTCAAGTAATCAAATAGCATTAACAATTTTAAATAGTAGTTCTAGCACTGTATTTGCAGATTTATCTACTGCATTAACTAACGGTCAAAGATTTAAGGTAGCTGTAAGGTGTAAAAATAATGATTTTGCTTTTTATTTAAACGGAGTTCAAATTGCAACTCAAACGAGTGGAACTGTTCCAACAACTGCAGATTTATATTTAGGATATTATAGTGATTATGATAATAATTATAATAAAATTAATTCAGCTGTGATTTGGAAAGA